TTTTGAATCTTTTCAAGTTCTTTTTTATGCTTTTCTTCTGCAGTAAGATTAGCATTTTTGATTCTTTCTTCATAATCTTCAATCGATTCATTATGCTTTCTTTCAAGTTCTTTTTTTTCTTTTTCAAAGTCTGCTTTCATTCTTGCAAATCTTTTGTCAATCATCTTATCCACTTCTTCTTGTGTATAAGTTTTTGTTTCTTCTGGTTCTGCAAATTGTTGAATATTAATTTTAAATTTTTTCATTTTATCCTCCTGTTTAAAGTCCTGTGTGACTATTTTCCCAGATGTTTAATGTCCATCCGTACGACAAAGTAAAAATATTTATTTTTTTACTTTAAGTTCTTTTAATAATTTATTCAGTTTAAGATGTTCTATATAAGATATTATTCCAATAATAATAAAAGATATTACTAATAATCCAAAACAAATTATTAAAGGTAATAAAATAATAATCCATTTATAGTTTATCCAACCGAATATTTTACCTAGTATTAATCCTGCTTGAATAATTGTTAATAAATGTTTCACTGTACCTCCTTTCTTTGCAATTAAAAAAGCACCTAGTTTTTAGCTAAGTGCTTCAGTTTTTTATTATTTCTATTAGTTAATCAGTAGTGAAAGATTATTTCGTTTCAAATAATTTTTTTTCAAACTCATACAAATCTTTAGCAGATATCTCTAAATTTTCAATATTATATTTTAAATCCATCTAATCCAACTTCATAAGGAGTTTCTAGTTTTTTACATTCAAGACAATACTCTTTATAAATTTTCCAAACTATTTTTTGTGCTTCTTCTAATTTTGTCACCTTTCTCGCCTCCTATATCTAAGATTATATTCATTAGATCTTAGTATTATATTTGAGTGATGGAAGTTTTCTTCAATGAATGGTTTATCTGGAAGAATATCTGTAGAAAATATACTTAGACTCATTTCGTATTCATATTTATAGTCAACTCCTCTTAAGTATGCTAATTTATCATTTATAAAAGAACTTACATCCTGATTACTGAATGTAAAATCGGTATATTTTTTAGGATGATTATGTGTTATGTAAGCTCCAGTTAAATCTCCTACTACAGTAGTATTTACAAAATTTTCTCCTCCAAAAACAATATAAACACTTCCATCAGCTTTTATAACAATAGCATTTTCATATTTTAAATTAACCATATTAGGCTCATATTCTGCAAATATTTCTTTAGCTATATTATAATCTATTTTATCAACTTTTTTAAGAAAATAAAAGTCTCCTATTCTTTTTTTATATTCTTCATCTTCAATATCTTCTCTTTCTTTTAAATCATTAGCTTTTAAAGTGCCATAATCCTTTATGCCTTCCCAATTATTTTCATCCAAATTATAATTATTCTTTTCTAATTCTTCTTTACCTTCTTTTATTAACTTATCATAATCAATGATAGGAATAGTCGTACTCCTGCACCTAGGATGCATTGGTGGATAATTCAAACCAACAGCTATATTTTTTATTTCAAATATATTACCATGCAACTCAGAACATATTTGACTTGTCCTACTATCCAAAGTAGCACTGAATTCATATTTTTCTATTCCTGCTTCTATATAACTTGCTAAGGTAGCTTGATTTAAAGTATAATTAACTTCTGTTCTTAAAAGTCTTTCAACATCATTCTTTTTAGCTGTTTCAAATCTTTCAGAAACTCTTTTAGTCATAATTTGTAAATTGATACCTTGTATCATGCCATTAACTATTTCTTGCTTCACTGTTTGAGCTAATTTATCAGTATTACTCCATAATCTCTCAGAGAAATTAGCACCGCTCCAAGGTCTATCTAAAACAGCTTTTATTTTATCTCTACTTACAATAGCATTAATCCCTAAATCTTTTGTTACTTCTGTGTAAGTATCTCTATAAACTGATGTTAAAGTATTCTTAGCATTATCCTCAACTCCAAATATCAACTTAGTAAGCTCCATATCAATTTGAGTTTTAAGACTATCTAATCTACTTATACGACTTTTAGCAGATAATGTTTCAATTTCTAAATATAATTTTTGTGCTTGTAAAGGTGCATTCTTTAAAAGTTTGTTATATTCTTTCATATAATCATGTAAATCTTTTTTCCACACTTTGTAATCATCACCTTTTAAATGTTTCAAAGCTTCATTATAATTTAGAATATTATCATTCATATAAGTTGTAGTTATTCTGCTAATTTCTTTAATTATATCCTGTTTAGCTTTTGAAAGTGCTATTTGATACTCTTTTTCAACATCTTGTATTGTAGTAAATGCCTTAGCTTCTCTTTTAATTTGTCTTTCTTCCCAATATGCTCTATTCTTTGCCATCAGCACCAACTCCAAATGGAGTATTCATATCCTTCATAGCATTAATATCTTCTTCAGCTTTTATTTTTTCTAACTCTCCTTTTGCATCTTCTATGAAAGGCAATGTAGATAAAATAGTTTCATGTGATACTATTCCTTGTAATTTTTGAGCGGTATCTGCTGCTTCAACTAAATTCTTTGGAATATTTCTAGTAAAGACTTTTTGAATATCAGTAGATTTTATTTTTAAATTATGAAAATCTATCATAAGTTCTAATCTTTGATTAATTGCCTTTTTAAAATACATTTCCTTTTGTGCTGCTAATTGTTCCAAAGCTAATAACTTATATCCAAGTGCAACTCCTGAGCTATTTCCACTAAACTCTTTGTCTTGCATGTCTGGTATCATAGAAAACTTATGAATGTCCTGGTTCAATCTATTTTTATTATTTTGGGCATAGTTATCATTAACTTGTTTAACCAACCATTTAGCATCACCTTGCTCATTAATAAGCATAACCTTATTTTTATTCATTCTTTCTATTTCTTCATCAGTAGTTCCACCCATATTAACTAAAACTAAGTATGCATCTGTAAAATCTTTCATGTCGTCAATAGCAGTTGAGGTTGCTTCATTATAACCATCTATCAAAGAAATTACACTTTTAAAATCTCCATTAGCTCTTTTATTATTTAAAAACTCAATGATTGGGACTTGATTAAATCCATGTAATTTAGTTTCTCCTGTTACAGTTGGAACTTCTTTTTTATCTGTGTCAGATAAAAATTCATAAGTAGTAACACTTGTACTATCATAAACTTCTAATGTATAAACCCATTTATCTTCTTTATTTTTAGTTTTATCCCATCTTACAGCTGCAATTATTCCTTTTTTTACTGTATTATCTCTTAATATAAAACAATCACGAGGATCTACAACTACATTTCCAATAGTATTATCCAAATTCTTATACCAGAGTTCATAAGATTTACCAAAAATACTACAATTTTGAGAATGTTCAAAATTTTCTTGTTGCTCTTCTTCTGTTGCCAAATATTCAGATAGTTCTTCAAAATCTTTTTTTAATTTATCATCTTGTAAAGCATAAGCAATAGGCTTTCCTAAGAAATAGGCTGTTGCAATAGTTGTAACATATTCAGGATAATTATTAATTAACTTAGTATCTTTTTTCTTATCACTTCTATCTTTCTTATTTAAAATATTATGTTTTCCACTATAATAATCTTCCATTTTTTGTAATTCTGGCAATTCATTTTTTATAAATGCCTCCAGTGCTTCTTTTAAATCTTCTACAGTCATTAATCCTCCTCTCTTATCTTATTCCTAAAACATTTCTATCTATTGTTCTTACAGAATTATTTCTCATATAATCCTCAAGTGCATATCTCATAGCATCCATCAAGTGATTGAAGTCATCAATGGGTTTGTTTACTGCTTTTCCAAACTTATCTTTATCCCAAGCATAATTTGAAATCTCAGTTAAAAAATTAACACATCTAGGATGTATGAAAATTTTAAAGTCTTGAATAAACTGTATTCCTGCATTAATACTATCTTTTCCTTTTTTAGATGCTTTTATTCTATAAAGTCCTAAACCTTTTAAATGGTCTATACTTTTTGGCTCAGCACTATCAGCAACTATGATTTCTTTTTTAAAACCTAATTTTTCTATATTGTTGTAAATAGCTGTATTCTGCATTCCCTTTTGATATATTTCATCAAAAACATAAATTTCTTTTTGCTCCTGGTCTAATATTCCACAAAAAAAAGCAGCAGGGTCATTGGTATATCCAAAATCTAACCCAAAAACTGCTTTTGCTTTTTGTCTTTTATTTAAAATTTCTCTCCAATCAAACTCTAACTCTTGCCAATTTTCATAAACAAGCCCATCTACTATTCCCCAGTTACCAAGTCCAGCAACTTGATACCTACGTGGGTTATTTTTTTTCATATCTTCAAATAATTTCTTATCAGCATCATCTAACCACTCATTACATTGATAATTAGTTGTAAGTGCTAATATATTATCATCGACTTTATCAAAAAATCTACCTTTAAGCCAATGTCTTTCATTCCAAGGGTTGAACGATATTATAATTTGTTTAAATAATGGTTCTTCTACAATACCTCTAATACTTTCATCAAGCATATTAAAAGCTGTTTCATCTGTTAGCTCATATGCTTCTTCGCATTTTGTTACAAGTACATCGTTTCCATGTACTTTCTATATATTTCCATATAGAGCAGACTATATCTTCACTTTTTAAGTGCCTCCCGTTTCGAGCTCACTTGAGCCCTACTCTACTTACTAAAAAAAGACCTACAATTAGTAAGTCTTTTCCTGCTTTCGATAGTCGTTGAACGTTCTATTTGACATTTTTATAACTTTTGTTTCTAACTATTAATCCTATAACTCTATTAGTGACATTAAATTGCTTAGCAAGTGATATAGTATTAAAATCTTTACTGTATTTTTTATACACTTTTCTAATATATTTAATATCATCATCTGTTAACTTAGAATTGCTGTTATCGGAACCTTTTTGAGATGTTTTTAATCTCATTTTATAAGCATGTTCCATTTGATAATCTCTATCACACCATTCCAAATTTTCTACTTTGTTATTTTCTTTATTCCCATCTTTATGATTAACTGTTTCAAAATTATTAGGATTTGGTATAAAAGCTTTAGCAACTAATCTATGTACTCTACAAGTAATATCTTTACCTTGATACATCAATCTCACTTTTAAATAGCCGTCTTTTGTATGATTTAATGTTCTTATTTTTTCTTTTCTTTTTGAACTACCACACCATCCTCCAAGACTTTTAATTCTTCCTAAGTTGCTAACTTGGTAAAAACCTTCAAATCCTTCAATATCTTTCCATATTTCTTTGTCCATTATAGTATCACTTCCTTTTTATTTCGTAAGTATATGATACTATAACCATTTAATTTTGTCAAATAGCTTCGCTGCTGATTGCCCTCGACTTTACGTTAGGGTGTTCCAGCAATTAAAGAGGTTTTGATTAACGTGCTGAACCGATATGTTAATCCAGCACCAACACAAACTACCAACTGAAACTGAAATTGATGTAATCTTTAATGGATCATCAAAACCTCTAAATAAAATTTTCTGTCCAGTTGGTTTATATGTCATTTCAAGTGGACTTTCTTTTAATTCCCAGTAGTCTTGAACTTGAAATCTATTAATAGCCCATCTTAAATCTGAATAGCAACTATCTTTTAAAGTTCTAAATACTTTTCTTACAACAAGAGTATTAGCGTTCTTATATTTCATCATATTATAGATTATCCATAAAGCTGTTGTCTTACTCTTTTTTGAAGCTCTTGACCCTTTAACTACCTTATACCTACCCTTGAAGTTCCAAAACAATTTATAACCCTTTCCAACGATTTGAGGTAAATTTATTTTTATATATTTACTCATCTAAATCATCTTCTCCAACAATCATAACAGGTAAAGTTCCTTCAATCCTAGTTTTATCTGTAAATAAAGCATGTCTTTTTCCTAAGAGTTCAGCAGCTTTTATTCTTTCTTTAGCCGATACTTGTTTTTTTATTATTCTTGCAGAAGAAACTCCATCACCTTCACCCTCAACTACTACAACCTCTTCTTGTATTTCACCTCTCATCATTGCAGTTAAATTCTGTAAAACTTCTTCTGCAGATGCAATTCTTTTTGATTCAAGTTTTTGCATAAGCTCATCTATATACCGACTTATACCGACGTTTTTCATCAATGTGTGTATTCTATCCTTAGCATAGCTTTTACTATACCCAGCTTTTATTGCAGCATCAGTAGCATTTCCACTAGCTACATAAAACTCACAAAAAGCCTTTTGCCTTGCATTTAATTTCAATGCTACTTCACCTCCAATGAATATTTAATATTATGTTTGGCGGAGAGTACAGGACTCGAACCTGTAAGTCCATCAGGACAACAGCTTAGCAGACTGCTCATTTACCAATTAATGTAACTCTCCAGTCGAAGGTAGCAAATAACTACCTTTGTGCACTTTGACTCGCATTTTTATTTATAGCCGATATAATGCTGAAAGTGGGCTAATCAATAAAAAAACTCCCACAGGCAACGTATTGCACACATTTAAGTGTAATGGGAGTATTGATATCAATGGCAGTGCATATTTGGTTTTCACAAATAAAAGACATTAGCAGTCTAGTCAGAGTATTAGTCCGATGCACCATATTTGGCAGATGTTTTTTTTAAGTAGAGCATCAATAACTACTACTAAAAATTAAGGAAGATTCTATAAATGAATTTCATTTAATCTTTTTACACATTAACATTATATTACATATAGAAAATGTAAACAAGGGCAAAAAGAGTGCAAAAAAGGTGCAAATTTTTTAAGGAATTAATTTATTTAACTTCTCCAAAATATCATTTTGAAATAGGTTGCTAGCTATTTTTTCAACTAATAAACTTTTATTTCTTTTTACAGTGCTTTCATCAATTCCTAATTTATTAGCAACACCTTCTATTTTAAATTTCTTAAAATAAATTAAATCTATAATTTCTTTATATTTATCATCTTGCACAAAAGAAAGCCCATAATCTATGAAATCAACAAGATAATCTATTTCATGTATTTCTTTAATTCTTTCTTCTTTTATCATTTCTATCTTTTCTACATCGCTCAAATTATCCTTATTAGTAGCTTTTATTTCATTAATTGAGTATATTTTTTTTAACTCAATATTATCCAAACTCTTTTTTAAGTATTCTTTTCTATTTTTTAAACCAGGATAATTACTTAAAAAATACTCGGTTTTTTGATATGGTGTTAGATTTTTCTCTTTATTTATTTTTGTTATTCGCCCATTTTTAATACATATCTCATAAACTCCATTATCTAATTTTTCAATTGTTTTCTGAAGTTCTTTATACTCCATTATCTCACCTCTGTTATTATATTATCTATGACTTCTAGTTCTTTTTCATCAGAAGAGTAAATATCTCTCATTCTCTTAGAAAATTCAATTTTCTTTGCTTCTAATTCATCATCAGTCATATATTTTTCTTTGAATATGTGACTATTTATAATTCTTACGTGGTTTCCATCTTTTACTCTTAACTCTTGCAGATACTCAACCATCAATTCCACTCCTTCCCAATTCTTTGCATATTCTTTTGCCACTTTTCCCAGTAACAGTTTAATATGTCATCTTTTGTATAGCCTAGTTTTACAGAAAGAGTTAACAAGCTACTGAAAAACCATCTAAATTTGTTATCTAGTAAATCGTACATTAATCCAGTAAAATATGCTCCAGCATAATACCCTGGAAAAATTTCAAATTCTTCACAATAATACTCTATTTGAAATCTACCATCTCTGCTTTTATAATTTATCAGTTGTGCAAAAAAGAAATAAACGTCAGTCAGCTCTTCTAGTTCTTTATCTCTATTATATTCCTTAGTTTTCCAAGTCTTGTGACTGTGTTTTGTCTCCTCATTAAGTTCAATTAATTCTGCTATTAAAGATAATTTAATATCTTCAAGCGTTCTTTCTCTAATATTATTCAAACTTTCATCTAAATACTTTTGAAGATTCAATATATCTTCAAAATTTTCAGGCTTTTTAAATTCCATTATCTCACTTCCTCTATCAATTCTGGGTTTTCATAAATATTCCCAATTATTTCCATTCTTTCATTATTGTTGTTTGTAAAAGGTATTTCCATTTCAAATTTATCATCTCTTAAAACAAATCTTGCTTGTTCCATATTAAAAATGACTTTATATCTACTATTATGTAAAGTTACAATGTCTCCCTCATAAATTTCGTCTCCATATTCGTCTTTTAATCCTGTGTATTGCATTATCTTTAAGTCTTTTTTATATAAAAAATCGTTTTCATCAAAAGAATATTTTTCAAGGTTATCTACTTCCTCTCCATCTGTATATGCTGCAAATGTTACAGTTTTATTTAAAAAATCTATCCCTATTAAGTTTGTATCATATTCTACATATTCATCTTGATAATACATTTTATCTAAATATACTCTAAATTTAATCTCTCTCATTTTCTCCCTCCAAAGCTTCTATTTTTGTTTTTAGTTCTTGTAAGCATTTATCACATAAACTTATTATAGTTCCACTATTTCCACTATCTTGTCTTATTAATAAAAGATTACTTTCAATTTTACTACCACAACTATTACAAAAATTACCTAATTGTCTATAATTAATTTTTTCTTTTTCTTTGCTATTTTTATATATTACTTTAATCATCTTCTCCCTCCCAAGTTGCTATATCCCTTATATATTCGCCTTGATTATAGCAAATACAGCACATTACACTACTCTTAATATCATTAATATTTAATGTATTTTTTTTACTATCTAAATCTCTATTAATAATTTTTTTCTCCATTTCAAATTTTGTACATCCACAAATTTTACATCTCCACATCTTCATCCTCCATTAGCCCTAAATATTCTTTCACAGAATTTCCTTGTTCTTCCCATTGTTTAGATAACTCTCCATTAGAGTTTGTTATTACTTCAACTATTTCGTCTTGATGTTCTATCATAAATTTATTTATAAAACTTAATATTATTTTATTCATCTCCTAAAATCTCTCCTGCTCTTACTTTACCCCAAAAATCTTTATACTCCTTAGATTCCAAAACTTGCTTAGCTTCGTCAGAAAATAAAAAATAATTCCCTAAATCATACCTCTCATTATCTAAATCATTTCCATAGTCCTGAGTTTTCTCAACTCTTGAATTATTTATATAAAAATATATTCCTTTAAATTTTCTCATCGGCTTCCTCCTTGAAATAATAGCTAAAACTAAAGCAGCAAATAATTCTTTATCATCAGCATGCACCAGATTCCTCCAGTCTGATGGTACTATCATCAATTTCTCTAAGCCACATAGTTTTAAAATCTTCAAATGCATTAAATACATCTGTAATCATAGATTTCAGAACTACTCCTATCATGTTTTTTTTATGTGAATTAATAGTTCCAAACATCATAATTACAAGAAACATAGTTCTAAGAAGTTCTAAATTATCTCCTGTTTCTTTGTGCTCACATTCAACAAATACTTCATCTAAAATTTTAATAACATCTTTTTCAACACGATAATTAATCTGGCTTTTAAATCTATCTACAATCTTATCTGATACTTTTATAGTTCTTGTCAAAATAGCTTTATAATATCTATTTAGAATCATATTTTTCTGGTCCCATAATTCTCTATTAATTTTCAAGTACTTGTTTACAAGATAAATTAATGTAATTCCTTGCATATCTCCATCTTTATGAGTAACTCTTATTTTTTGCATAAAAATCAATCCTTTAACAAATAACCCAAATATTCATAAGCTTTCTTATAATCTTCTATTCCGTTTTTCTTTCTAGCTCTCATTACATATTTGAGAATATTTCCAACACAAACAGCTTCTTTTCCTTTCATATCTTTTGTAACTTCAAAAATAACATCTTTTACTTCAATCCCTAAATCACCAAGCATATAATGTTTTGGAGATTTAACATTATCTACTTCAGAAGTTTCAACAGTTTCTTGAGTCCCGTTTTCAATAATTTTTAATATTCTATTTTTAAGTCTTTCACTAGCTTCAACTTTTCCAGATTCTAAATGTGATAGATAAGGTTGTGTGACATCAATTTTTTCAGCAAATTCCTTTTGATCTATATTATTATTTACTCTATATTCTTTTACTCTTTTTCCTAAACTCATTTTTTATCCTCCTAAACAAGCCTTTAACATCATATAAGCATCTGCAACATCATCACTATCTGCTATTTTTCCTGTAAATTCATTGAATTTATTCATCATAAATTCTTTTTGTTCTTTTCTCTCAAGTGGCAAATTATCAAATTTATTTTTCCAAAACACTGCTGGGACTAATAATAAACCTATATTTAATTTTTTTAGATTATATGTAAGCATTCCTCTTATCTCAGATAAAATAGATAATATACTAGAATTTAAGCCTAAATATACATCCTCAATAACAACTAAATCTATTGCTGCACCTTTTATCTTTTTTGAAGTTTCTAATACATTTACTATTTCATTAACAATCAAATATCCTCTTTCTCTAAAATCTTCTAGATCAGCTTTTATAGTTTTCCATCTTACAATTTTCCCTTTACAAGAATAAGCAATACCAACTGATCTAGTAGCTAAATCTATACTTAGTACATTTATTTGATTTATATTAGAAGGAATATGAACTTGATTTTTAGGTTGCTTCACTAATCTATTTCTTTCTTTTAATTTTAGTTCAGTTTGAATTCTCTTCATTTTCTTTCTTTGAACTATATCTATACAGGTTCCTTTTCTAATTTGATTGAGAGTGGCCATCTGAATATTCTTAGTTTCAATAAACTCAATATCATAGCAGTAATTAGTTTTTTCTTTAAATAAATACTTAATAACATAAAATTCTTCATCATTTTTATTTTTAAATCTTTTATCTACTATTTCATTGACATCTATTTTTTTCCCCATATTTTTACTCCATTTTTATTTATATAAAGCTTCTTCATTTTTTCTATAAATCTTATATAAATTCCTTAAATACTCCTGTGCTTGTGGTTTTAAGTGTTCAAAATGCCATTTATGTTTTTTTACTAAATTTAGTAATTCTTGAGAAGAATTTGCAGATAAACACATATACCAGAACTCTATTATTTGCATTTTCGCTCCTTTTTATTTTAATATACCTATTTAGTATAATTTTTTTCTTTTAATACCAATACTTGTATTTTTATTTAATATAATTGTTTATTTTTTTAGTATAAACAGGTAACCATTTTAAATATCCATTTTATCAAAAGAGTAACCTGTTTTTAAAAAAGTAACTTTTAAGGTAGCCCTAACAAAGCTAGATTTTACCTGCAAAGTAACCAGGTAGCCCTATTTTTTACTTTTCCTCGCGTAAGAGGGGTATATATTAATTTTTAACTATATATATATAAATATATGTCTCTATTTTTCATTTTTTTTGGTTACCAGGTTACTATTCTCATTTCTTCTATATTTGAAATGGTTACCTGCAAAGTTACTCGTGGTTACTAAGGTTACTATCCCCATTTTTTCACACTTTACTTAACTATTTTAAACTTAACAATCTTACAATTTTTAGTTTCTTGGCTAAAAGGATCTATTTTTATTTTCTTTTGTTCGTTGGTTGAAATAATGAATTCTTCTTCTATTAGCTGCTTTCTTAAAGTATTCATATCTAATAACTCAAGAGTAGAATTAGTTTTTCTTTTTTGCTCATCAATAGCTGTATAAAGAAGTTGAAATCTAGCCCAATGTTCGTTAGGAGTTGATACATAAAAACTTTCTAAATTTTCTATCCCGGCATCTTCAACTAATTTTAAGAGTTCAATAAAATTATCACTAGTTGTATACTCTTTTGAAAAATCTGTATTTAAAAAACTTACAAAATTACTTATAATTTTCATGTCTATCTTTAAAACTCTTGAGAGGGCTTTTAAACCTTTTAACAAACAATTTAGGTTATATAATTGCCTCTCATCTTTTACTTTGTCTAAAATCGTAATGTCAGCACTTATAACACCGTTTTCTAATCTATCCATTAAAGCACTTTTACCAAGTTTTTCTAAAATATCACTATTTTTAAGTTTTTTATAAATCTCAAAATCACCTTTATTCTTCTTTGTAAGACTTGTGCTTATCATTCTATTTTGAATACTCACATCACTTAACTTTGTTTCACCTGAGATAATAAGTGGAGTACACAAATGAAATTCAGCTAATTTATTTGTAGTATTTCCTTGATTGATAACCTTATTATCATAAACAGATCTAATTGTTGAGTATAAATCATTCATTTTTTCAAGTTGAAATTTACCAGTTATTTTAACTTCATCTATAGCCCAGGGCGTTATATTTGAGCAGCTACTAAAGCTTCTTATTTGGTGATTAGATAAAGTTGATAAACTTTTTATATTTTCCCTTCCACCAAATAAAATTCTTGAAATAAACTCAACATATTCAGTTTTTCCTATGCTTGTTGTCCCAGAAACTTCTAGGATAGGATAAGTTCCTTGAGTATGAAATCTACCTAATGCCCAGCAGATTCCTAACAAAGATTGATTTACATCACTTCTCATATGAATTAAATTTTTTTCAAGCCATTCTTTATCTT